GTGTTCTGCTGATGACATAGCCTCTTGTCTAGCCAAGTCTTGCCGCTGCGTATTTTGTTTCATTAAAGCTTGAGCCGCAGGACTGTTTGGATCTAATCCTCGTTCTGCAATCTGCTGTTGAGTAGCTAAATCTTGCCGCTGAAACTCTTCTGCATTACGGCGTTCAAACTGGCTCATTACATTCTGTCTAGCCCTTTCCATTTCTTGTGAAAAGACTGGATTGTATTGAGACTGCACTTGATATGGATCAAAACCTTGGAATCTCTGTTGCATTTGACCGTATAAGTCTGAAGCTCCTCTAAAGCCTGTCTCTGCTACCTCTTGGGTTGTAGGCTGCTGCGGTCCAGTCTGCTGCGGCTGCCCCTTACCCTTTGACATGTCTTTTGTAGGAGCCTTAGCCTGGCCAGTTTTCTTATTGCCGTACTGATCGACGTAAGTACCAGGACCAGTGCGACGCCATACACTAGGGCCGCTTGGTGCCTTGGTATTTTTAGGATCGTTAGCTAATGCGCCTGTATTTTTCTCTGCCATAATTATACCTGACCACCCATATCATAACGAACTTCAAAGCCTAAAATCTGCATCGTTGAGTTTTTAATAGCACCACCAAATCTTACCGCTGCACAATGGCCCTGACCTTTTACGGCGTATCGGTCAAAGATGTACTCAATATCGGCTGACCAAGGGCTACCCCAAGGACTACCCCAAGGCGTAAATACTCCTGCTGGCGTAGTAACTGCGGTCACTGTTGGCATTCGCCGAAAATCTACATCTAGGCCAAGATTAAGGGTAATTCCTCTTTTTGTCCTAATAATTGGACGAATATCTTTAAAAGCTTTGTAGTTTCCACGAGAACCATAAAAGCTAAATGCCGTTCTGCCGCTATAGCTAATTGATTGACTATCAGTTGCAGTCTTGGCATCGGCCTGTCCCGTCTCTCCAGCCCAAACTATTCCAGTTGAGGAGCCGTAATAAGGTTTATTATTAAACAAAGCTGATGACAGGCAGTGTTCATCATTAAACAGCTGGAAAATAGTCCAGCCTTTGGTGTCGATAGAATAAACCAAGAACTTGCAGCCAGCGCCGGTTGTTGGGATAGCAATATATACTCGCCTACCTTGTGGCCAAAAAAAGCCTGACCACTGATGATCAAATCCTATGGCATTAGCGGCCTCGGAAATTAATGGATTTACATTACGGCTTAGGACGTTTAATGCCGCTTCTGGGTCTGCTTGAAATAGTCCAGAGATAGGCACTATGCCCTGCTCTGTTATAATCCAAACCTCATTGTTTACCCTAATAAAAGCCCTATAGCCTAAAGGCTTACCAATGTAATACCTAGCAACCAGCCCCCAAGTTGTAGGATCTCCGGCATAGGTACCGCTATAAAAGACTATTTCACCCTCAGAGCTACAAGCCCAAAAATAATCCTGTGCTGCTACGTTTGCACTATTGCTATAACTTCCAATGCCAACCAGTCTACCGCCACGAGCGAATACATATTGAAAATCAAAAGAAGTAAGTGCCGGAGTACCGCCTGTACCTGTTACCTGCAAGCCTCCATACCAAACTTTAGCTGTGTTTACTTCTACAAAATATAAGCGTTCTTTGTAATTTGTTACGTTAACTAAGGCGCTTTTAGAAACACCAGTAAACGTGACATCTGAACAAGTTCCTGTGCCGGTATAAACTTGAGCGTTATTAGTACCATTACATAGGTAAATATTGTTAGCGTAAGTAGTTGTTTGCCATTCACCGCTTGTTGGCGTAGTAGCTCCTGTAATGTTTGTGCTTACGCCAGAAGTATTAATTGAATAAATCTTATCTGTGGAACATCCTATTAACTGAGTGCTCCCATCCTTTAAGTTTAATGCCGCTAATGTCCTAAGCGGTAAAGTAGCACCTACATTACAAAACTGCTCATACCCTAACCTAACAGTTGGCGCACCGGCTCCAGGAAACACGTTTACAAGCTCCAGAGCGGAGGTTGCATCCATGTTATCAATCGGACTTACTAAGTCCAACCCACCATAAGGCGGTGGCATTGTGAAGCCCTGAAAAGCCATTAACTACCTCTTAAACTGCTGTGGTACACCCTGCATTTGAAATGGTTGCTGCATTTGCTGCATCTGCTGATTGTACTGATTCATTGCCTGTTGCTGCGTTCCGTAAACACCAGGACTTAAGCGATATTGACCACCCATATTTGCTGATGGCTGTGGCATCTGAGGCATTGTTGGATAGCGATACATATAATCTTGTATTGGTTGACCTGCTATCATGTTGCCTATGTCGGCTGGGAGCGGTCGCCCACCTGGTACTTGTAACATGCCATTTTGTATTCCTTCCATGCCCCTATATCCTGGGAGATTGTTAAAAGCTTCAGGTGGTGGCATTTGAGGCTGTGGATTCTGCGGCCTTTGCATAACAGCTCCGCTTCTGTTTACTAAGCCTCCTTTATCGCCTCGGTATACTCCAGGGCTAAGACGCTCACCCGCTTTCTCTCGTGGTCCTCTAGTTAATGCACCTGCTAGTTTACTTCCTTTTGCCATTTTCTTTTCCTTTCTGATAGTTAACTTGTAATGCTTCTCTAACTGTTTTAGCCGGTTTTACTTGACCTTTATCATTTACATACATGCCAGGGGATACGCGAACAACCTCACCTTTAGGAGCTTTAGGAGGCGGAGGCGTATTAACTCCTACCCCTGCTTGTTGAGCAAACTTAGACTTGCCTAACATAGCTTCGATGTTTGCCATTACCTCTTGCTCGTTCTTTGCATTACTTGTAGCGGCATTGACTAACATGCCAGTGAATTGACCAGGATAATATTTAGCCTTGGCATTATCAGTTCCATATAAATTACGAATCATTGGATCTATTTTATCACTAGCTAGCTTTGCTAATGGATTAGACCAATCTACGTCCCAAGCATTACGAGTAGTTTTTTCGTCAATGTTTTTGTATTTAGTTTTGCCGTCTAGCCCGATGTTAAACTTGGACCCATCGGCTAAGGTTACGTTGTACTCTTTATCAGCTACGCCTGATTCTTTTAAGTCTCCTCTAAAATCATCACGAATTTGTTGCGCTCCAGATTTGCCTGATTTCATCATAGCGCCGATAGAGCGCTTACCCATCAAGCGTAATCCTATGTTTGCGATTTGCCCTATTCCAGTCATGTTAGCTGCTTGATTTGTCCAATCGGCTCTATCACCTCTGCCTCTTACAATATCTTTCATGCCTGTTTCCCAAGCGTTGCTAATAGTTGCAACAGCTGCCGCTACGGGCAAAGCAACTGAACCAACAGAGCTTAAAGTAGAAGCTCCTGTTTGTGCGCCTGTAGCGCCTAAAGCTGATTCACCGCCTAACAATGGAGGCATAGGAACCGCTCCTGGTACAGCAGGTGCACTAGAAGCCGCAGGAGCACTACTAAACAAACTTCCGATATTTTGAAAGCCACCCATTGCTTCGTTAGCTAATAAAGAACCGGCAATAGCTCCTCCAGCTTGTGCAAGACCGCCTTTTTGAGCAGCACTAGCTTTTTCTTTTGCTAACTCTTCGGGCGTTTTAGGTTGTCCAAATATAGAAGTAGTTTGATTCATGGCATCAGCATGAGGAACACCACGACTTGTTAACCATGCGTAATAAGCTCTAGGTTGACTTCTAGCAAATGCCGGAGCATCAGGATTAAACATCTGTTCGTTGACTGCCATTATATCCAAGTCCCAAAAGTAACCACGTTGTTTCTACCAAACTGAGTAGGTCTATTTAGCGCACCGGCGTAAATAACCTTACCGCCTTTAGTCCTACCGAACTCTTCAACTAGCTGAGTATCAAATACCGGCCTAACACCTTCTAGCCCGTGTATCTGTGCAAAGCGTTCTAGTATGCCCTGCTCAAGTAACTTCTCTTGAAATATGCTTGTGTCTGTATCAGCTAAAAACGTGCTATACGGCCCGTTGTAATAGGTCCATGTCACACCACCATCTGACACACTTCCGCTTGTATGCGTTGGTGCTGTGGCCCCTGTAGTGCCTCCTGCGGTAGTTTGATAGTAATTGCCGTTATAAATACAGTAAGCATTAGCTGCAAAAGATGTACTAGCAGTCCAAGTTTTAGGTACTACGCTTCTATCAGCTATGTACTCAAACACCATTACCTGACCACTTGTTCCAGGTGTGGGGCTAATTAGTAGTTCGTTATTGCCTAGCCCTCTAATCTGAAAGCGTTGATACACGGTAGGCAATACGCCGTAACCTTCAATCTGTGCATAATCCTGTTCTGATATAGGACCTAGCACTCTCCATCTGGTTGATTGATTCCAGAAGGTTTCATATTGGTACATCGAAAAAGCGGCTGGTAAAGCGTAAGTTGCCTGACCAGCCACTGTCGTTATGCGCCCCTGTGCATAGCATTTAGGCCACGGGAAAGCCTCAAATATGTCACGGTTAATACGGTTAGCAATAGCAAGTAACTGCTTTGTAGTAGTCTCGTTGGAGGTCAATATATTTGACTCAACGGTATAACCTGCCTCATCTGCTACATTTCGTATT